GTCAACGGGTCCGTTTTGTAGCTGTAGAGCGACAGCTCGTCGATCAGATGCTGACAGCGCGGGTGAACGACGATATCGAAGCTCTTGAGCCACTCGATGCCTTCCTCCACCGACTTCGGCCCCTTCACCGCGGGCAGTATCTTCGGGAAGCCGTGCCGCCGCATGTGGCTGATCGTCTCGGGACGCGCCGAGTCCGCGATGATCGGCCAGCGCTCGGCGTCCGGCACCGTCATAAACAGATCGGGCGTCGACGTGATCTCGCACCCGACCATGTATGCCTCGTAATCTACGTACAACGTCCTCCCAGCGATGCAGCAGCGCACAAGCACCGTAGGATCGACTGCGAAGCCCCAGTCCGCCCCAAGCCGGTGTATGGCGTCTGGCGGCGCCTCGAACTCCTCGATGCGCCAGTTGCGGAACACGCGCGCCTCGCTGTTGGTCAGATACGACCCCATCCAGACGTGGCTGTACTTCTCGGGGTCGCGTGAGCGGTCGTATTCCATCTCGGCCTTCAGCTCATCCGGGAACCACGGGTTGTCCGTGTAGTTCACCTCTCGGATGATCGAGTCGGGCGGAGGAACTTCGCCGCGGAGTAGCGCATCGACCGGATCACTCGCCTGGTTCGGGTTCCAGGTAAACCAAAGCTCGGACCCGCCCTTCCGCATCGTCGGTCGCAGGAGGTCAAGACTGCGCTGGCTTAGGCTCTGCGCCTCCTCAACCCACGCGCAATCGTAGCCTTCAAGAGACTTGATGCTGTCCGCCGTGTGGTTCTGCATCCCCTGGAAGATAATCAAGCCGTCGCCGTGCTTCGACTTGATGACCGACTCCTGAACCTCGAAGTAAGCGCCCGCGCCCATCTGCTCAATCTTCAGCTCGAGCAGGCGCTTGACCGACTGCGCCAGGCTCTTCTGCACCTCACGCACGCAGACCGTGCGCCGCCGCTGGTCCATCAGATGCGCCTCGACGACCATCTCGGCGAAAAAGTGCGACTTCCCAGATCCTCGCCCGCCATGCGCGCCCTTGTAGCGGGACGGTTGCAGGAACGGGAGGCCCCATTCCGGGGTTTGGATCTGAAGGGTGCTCAACGCTTAACCACGCGCTCGATCTTTCGGATCTCAATCGGCGCGCCATCAACGCCCGTGTGCTCGTGGTGCTGAACCTCTTTCCACCGCATCTGCGTCTTGCTCCACCAGATCATCGCCGTGGTGTCACCGCCGATAGCCCGCTGAAACAGCGTCTTGCCAACCTGTGCGTTCGCCTTTGCCTTGCCGGTGCCCAGCTGTGGCTGGAAGTGTGCCCGCAGCGTGTCAATGTGGATGCCATCGCGCACCAGCATAGCTATCTGATCCTGTGGCAGTCCATAGCCAGACAGTGCCTCCACCTGCTTGCGTTCGGCTGCTGTCGGCACAAAGGCTGGGCGACCAGCGCCCGGTCTTGCCCCGCCGTTTGGCCCGCGTGTTTTTGGCTTTGGTTTTTCAGTTTGCGGCACTTGGGGCCCCCATGTATTCAAACGATGCGGTAAGTCGATTGCCAGACGTGTTCATGCCCTTCGTTGAGCTTACGCCGACCTTAGCAACTCTGCTTGGCTCACGAGTCATCTTCCATTTCAAAGACTTAGCGCGATAGTGAATCATTGCCGGGTGGCTGGTGACGCTTGTGAACCGCTTGCCGTCTGCCAGCAACAGATCGCCCACATGCTCCGACAACTTGTTGCCCAGCCCAATCCCTTGAAAGTCTGGCAGCACCACCGTCCGATGTTCCTTCCACATGTTCTTGACCTGCGGGTGTGGAAAGGCAAGAACCGCTGTCATGGCTGCGGGCTGACCTTCAAGCGTTGCCAAGTAAATGCGGGCAGAGGTGTTCAAGTCGGCACTCAAATAGTGATGACCTTTGAATACTTGCCAGATGGAATGATGCACCTGCTGAATCTGGACTTCGATTGAAGGTCGCCGAAGTAACCTCCGGGAAAATTCCATGGTCGACACGTCATAGACCCAATCGGGTTCCAGCCATTCCGCCACGTCATAGTGGCAGGTGACTGCAACAAACTGCCGTTTCATCTTGCGGACGTACTTTTGCACAGCGTAGCTGCCGACCTTGGCGACTGTGCGATCTACAAGTGACGTGAACTCATCAAAGACCAGCACGCCGCTTGTTTCCAGAATGGCGCGGGCAAGGTCGGCGCGGAACTTCTGCCCGTTGCTCAAGCAGTGATACGGCAGCAGCCACGCTGGAGGGCTGGCAAAGCCCACATGGCTGAGCGCGTCGGTGATGGTCCTGACATCTAACGCGGCGTCAAAGTCATTCAGCAGCGACGTTGTGCCCCACTTGTGCGAGTCAAAAAACACTGCGTCTTGAAATGCCCGCTTGGCGATTGTGGTCTTGCCTGCGCCCGATGCGCCTACAATTAGACCAACGCTCCAATCTGCGGCTTCAATCGGCAAATCCACCTGCCACGACTTGGTGAGCTTGGACGCGGCGGGCACGTCGAACATCCCCACGACTTTCTCGGTGCGAAAAGTCGGCTGGTAGTCGGTCTGTACTACATGGTCAAAACGCGGCATTTCAGTCCTTGCTTAGTCAGCAGTTCATAGACGCGCTCTTGTTCAGCTTCGTTGTCGCACGATACAGACACCTCAAACGTCGACGATACTGCCTGTTCCTCTGGCTCTTTGGGCTCGACCAACTCGGCGAACATAACGTCTGTCAGTTCGTCAGCGTCAAAGCCCGTTAGGCTCAAGTCGTAATCCGCCTCTGTCAGCGCGTGCAACTCCAGCTTGAGCAACTCGTTATCCCAGCCCGCGTTCAATGCCAGCTTGTTGTCAGCGATGACGTAGGCACGCTTCTGGGCGTCTGTCCATCCTGCCGCGACGATGACGGGCACCTCTGCCATGCCGAGCTTACGCGCCGCCATCAGGCGGCCATGCCCTGCAATGACCTGCTCGGTCTCGTCAATCAGGATAGGCGTCGTCCATCCCCATTCTTTGATGCTGGCGGCGATCTGCGCCACCTGGGCGTCGCTATGCGTGCGACTGTTGCGCGCATACGGGATCAGCTTCTCGACCGCCCGCCGCTCGATCTTTTCAGGGTGACGCGTCACCGACCACCTCAATCAATTTATCAAGATAATGGCGCGCCTTGTGTAAGTCCTGCACGCCGCCCTTGTCCTTCCATCTGGTTACATATTTTACAACATTTCCCTCAAAGAAGCCGAGATCGTTTGCCGCGATGAAGTCCCACGGCTGGACGGTCTTGCCCTTGTAGTGATCCCCGCCGACCTGGCGGGAGTTGGGGTCGTTGCTCATTATATACTCCGCCATCAGAAATTGTTTTCGAGATTAATGCGCACGAACTTATAAAGATCCGGGCGCTTTGATTTCATTATTGTTGCGTCCTTGTTCCGCGACCGCAGCCTTTGCCCGAACCTGTCCCACCACAACCAATAGTTCGCCTTATTCTCAACGGGAGTATTAGCGAATACCTTCACCGACAAATACCGCCCGGTCGGATCGGTGTTTCTAGTGTAGACGCTCCACTCCGAGCCGTACATCTCGCGCAGCTCGAACGCCTCCTCAAATCCTTCGGGAACATTCCCAGAAAACATCCTCATCTTCTTCTTCCTCCTCCTGCGTAACTTTGTCGCCGCTGCGGTAACAAGTAACAGTAACACACCCCATTTTCATATATGGGGGTGTGATTACGTGTTACCTGTTACCACCGCCTAGCCCCCAACACATTTACCGTAAATTTATATGCTGTTACCACGTGTTACCGCTCCCCGCTTATTCATCAATTGATAGAACCATCTGAGCCGCCGTGCCGGGGTCCACGACGAGCCATCCACCGGGATGAGACGTGATAATCTCCGCCGCCAGCAGGTTATATATGATGCGTCCGCTGGCGCTCTCCTTGGCGTAGACTTTGGCAGTCGATTCCTTCGTTCCCTCATGGTTGATTAAATAAGAAATAATATCTTCCTTTGAAACAAAGGGTTTTCCCTCGATTATCTCTCGATTACCTCGGCGCCACGCATTACCCAGACGCCGAATATCTCCCGCCGCCTGGGTCTCCTTCTTTTTTGGTTGTTGCTCCGCCTCTTCTGCCTCGGCGAACACTGCGCCCTTGATCTCCTCGCCGTCCTCATCGAACCATCCGAGCGCGACCGACTGCATCTTGCCGTGCAGCGGCTGCGGCATTTCCGCGTCCTTCATCTTGGTGCAGGAGATCTCGATGGTGCCGGTCTCCTGCCGTTGAACGAGGATTGAGGAGTCCACGGAGGCCTTCCAGGCGGAGCTGCCGCGAGCGCGCCCTTTGGCATCGACGCTGTTGCCGACGTGGTG